GCGCAAGCGCGGCTACCGCGTGGCCCGCGTCGTCGTGAGTGAAGAATGACGACGTACCGCTGGCATCGCTCATGCGATATGGACGGACGGGCGATGTGGGAACTTGCGCCGGCTCGGCAACGACGTCGCGGTGCAGGCCGAGCGCCGGGGGCGGATCCGATGACGCTGGCGAAGCTGACCATCGTCCCCGAGCTCGGGCTGCCGGGGATCGCCATGTTCAACCCGCAGCAGGTCGTGATCAGCAAGAGCACGGCTGGTAAGGGGCATTGGCTCTTGGGTTTCGATGGACTGATCCATCAGGCCATTGTGGACAACTCTTCCAACCAGAGCATTGACAAAAACGCTGCGGTGGACGCCGATATTTACAACCGGACGCTGGCGAAGCTGGGCCGCTACGCGGTTCCCCGGCGGCGCGGCGAAGTGGTGTTTATCACCGACGTGAACACCGCCACCCGCTCTCTCGTGGCAAGCGCTATCGAGGTCGCACGCGAGGCGTTCGCGGTAGGACGGCTCTACGGCTACGAGGAGATCAAAGAGGACGTCGCGTACGTCGTCTACACCGCGGTGCTCGACGATAGCGTGTGCGAGGTCTGCGAGGCGCTTGACCAGACGCAGTACGACGACCCCGATGAGGGATTCGAGGCCGCGCCGAACGCGGAATGTCTCGGCGGGATCGAGCGGTGTCGTTGCTACCCCATCGCCGTCATGCGCCGATGAGCACCATTCTCGCGCTTGCGGACTTCGAGGTGCTCGGCATCCCCGCGCCGCGGTGGCCCGAGGTCATGGCCGATTCGCGCATCCTCGCATTCGATGAGTGGTCCGCGCTCCATGTGGGGCCACGCCCGGCGTGTGCGAGCGTATCGCTTTGGGAGCACGTCGCACGCAGGGTCTACACCGAAGGGCCGCTCACGTACTTCATGGCTACGCACGTCAACTGAGGAGGCAGGTATGAGCACACGCTGGTTCACCGGCATCGCACTGGCAGACGGATTGCCCGAACTCGTGCCGGTGCTGCCCATCGGGGAGTTCAAGACGGCGAAGTACGGCAAGTTCTCCGTGACCCCCGAGGCCGCCGAGGAGATGGTGGCGAACTTCGAGGCGAACACGCTCAAGACCGACGTGCGCTTCGACATCGGGCATTCGTTCGCCGAGGCGGCCGGCTGGATCAAGTCGCTCGCCATCGGAACGTACGTGCATCCCAAGACCGGCGAAGAGATGCCGGGGCTCGTCGCTGCTGTCGAGTGGACCGAGGGCGGCGCGCAGCTTCTCTCGGACAAGCAGTACCGCTACGTGTCGGCGGCGTTCGGCGACTACAAAGACGAGGAGACTGGCACCGTCCACAAGAACGTGCTCCAGGCCGTCTCTCTCACGAACGATCCGGTGATGAAGATGCTACCGCCGCTCGTGGCGCTCTCGGACGGGCTGAAGGACGCCGAGCACATCGTGGCGCTCGGTATCGAGCCGAAGTCGGGTATGCGCGAGCGCATCGGCGCGATGTTCTCCGGGCTGTTCGCGCTCGGAGAGGTCGCAGACAAGGCCGCCGAGAACCGCAACGCCTATCCCGAGGGCGAGCTCGAGGCCGCCGGGTGGGGCGTGTGGGATGCGACCTCGGCATTCGAGACGCTGGTGCGCAAGGCGATCAGCGACGGGCTCGAAGGCGACGACCTCATGGCGCGCATCATCGAAGAGCTTGCGGCGGATCTTCCGCTCGCGGTCATCGAAAGCATCAAGTCATCGGTCGAGCGGGAGAAGGAGCGGGCCGAGGGTGGCGCCCGTGAAGTCCCGCCGGAACCTACCGATCCCACCGAGGGCGTGACCCTTTCCGATGCCGACCGCCTGTCGGAGTTCGACGCGCTCATGGAGGCGTGCGAGGAAGAGGTATCGGGAGTCAAGGGCGTTCGCGAGTTCCGCACGTTCGCGAAAGCGTCGCGTGCGAAGCTCGCTGCCATCCTGGAAGCCAAGACAGCCAAGCCGACGGGAGGTGAAGATATGACAGAGGAGCAGGTCAAGCTCGCGGAAGAGCAGCGTGACCAGGCGCTGAAGGAGCTTGCCGAGTACAAGGATCGCGAGCGTACCGAGCGCATCAAGTCGCTGCTGGACGGCATGAGCGCGAAGGGGCTCACCGAGCCCTCGCGTGCGAAGCTCGAAGCCGCACTCACCTCGAGCGGCATGGTGATGCTGGCCGAGGGTAACGAGGTCACGCAGGAGGACGCGCTGTTGCTGGCGCTCGCCGATGCCGAGTTCGTTCCGGTAGTGGCCGCAGGCGCTCAGGAGCCGCCGGCCGATGGGTTGAGCACGGAGGTGAAGGCCGCGAAGGAGCGCTTCGACAAGCAGGTCGGCATGGCTTAAGTCAACATCGAAGGAGGTTAGGCAATGACTGCTCTCAGCTCGGACTTCGACCCCAAGCGTGCGGACGGCGATCTCGTCGGCGGCAAGGTCAAGGCATCCCAGACCATCTATGGCGGGTCGCTCGTCATGTTCGCGACTGCGACCGGACTCTGCGAGGCCGGGGCGGACAGCTCCGGTATGGCGTTCGCGGGTGTCGCTCGCGATCGTGTCGTCGGCAACGCCGCCGCGACAAGCGACGTCGAGTTCTACACCACGGGCACCTACGAGTTCCCCATCGGCGCCGCAACGCAGGCGAGCGTGGGCCTCACAGTGTTCGTCGTGGACAGCGGGACCGTCGGCGTGTACGCCACCCCGACGAACAAGATCCCGTGCGGCAAGATCGTCGAGTACGTCTCGACCACGAAGGTCCGCGTCAAGATCGACGGGTACGCGATCGCGCATCCGAACGCCCTTGGCGACTCGTAATCCGACAACCCCGGAAGGAGGCTAGACAATGCCAATCATCAACGCAGCGACCCTCGACGGCGCGTTCGAATCCCTCAAGGGACTCTTCGACGCGACGCTCCAGTCCGCGAAGGACGACTTCGGCTTCACGCTCGACCCGTTCATGGACACCATGACCGGCACCGGCAAGTCCGTCACGGTGAACTGGTTCGGCGATATCCCCGCCCTGCGCAAGTGGGTCGGCGATCGCCAGGTCAGGAATCTCCGCGGCAAGGCGTACACCATCACGAACGTGCCGTGGGAGGATACTGTCGGCGTGGATGTCATCGACATCAATACCGACCAGTTCGGGCTCATCCGCCCGCAGGTGCAGCGCATGGCCCGCGAGGTCTTGCGGTTCAAGCTCCGCCGGTTCGCGGTCGCGCTCGAAGCCAACGGCCTGTGCGCCGATGGTCAGAACCTGATGGACGACGACCACCCCAAGGACGATGGCACCACGTGGGACAACAAGGGCACCGCTGCACTCACCTACGACAACCTCATGACCGCCCTCAAGGTCGGTCCCGCGATCACGGACATGAACGGCGACCCGGCGGGCATCAGCTACGACACGCTGATGGTCCCGGTGGCCCTCATGGAAGAGGCGTACCAGTACACGCAGGCCGTCGGCAAGCCGGGTACGGCGAACAACGACATCAACATCGTCAACCGCCTGGGGCTCAAGCCCGTCATCAACCCGTTCCTGACCGATGCCAACAACTGGTACCTGCTCGACAGCAAGGCTCCCGTGAAGCCGTTCCTCTACACCGAGGCCGCAGGCTCGAACCTCGGCGCTCTTGCCGAGGACCGCTCGCAGGAGTTCGCGAAGGGCCAGATCCTCTACGGCGTCGACGGATGGGCCGAAGTCAGCCCGTACTTCCCGTACGGCCTCTACGGCAGCATCGTCTAAACCTGACACGCGGGGGCACATCCCGCACGTCACGGACCCTCGAAAGGAGGGGACATGGGAACCACGAACTTCAATGATCTCGCTGTCGATAGCCTGACCGTCGGCGGCGCGGCCGTCATCGCCGAAGCCGAGATGGAGATGCTCGACGGCATCACCGCAGGAACCGGCGCGGCCTCAAAGGCGCTCGTGCTCGACGCGAACGGCGACGTGAAGCTTCCGGGCATCCTGGACTTCTCGATCTGCGTTCCAGGTTCGCACACCGCCGGCTCGATGGTGAGCACCGGCAGCACATGGGTGGCTCACGCGACCGCAGGTGCATGTGCGTTCAAGCTGCTCTGCTCGTCTACCGCTGCATCAGGCGACTACGCCACGATGCGTGTGCGCGGCCGGGCAGACGCGGTATCGACCGGCGGCGTGGAGGCCATCAACGCCTCGGCATCGGCGAACATCGCCGACTACCTCGACTTGTGCGCCGGCTACTTCGCTGTCCAGCCGGGGGCGATAAACACGACCGCCGCCGCGAGCGTCGCTACGGCATTGCATGCCGTCTGCGACAGGACGGGCACATCGAGCGGCCGTACGTGGGTCGCTTGGGTCGATACGCACCAGGAGACGAAATCCGGCGCGGGCGACTACCTCATGCGGCTTTCGCACAACGGTACCGTCGCGAATGACGGCGCCATCACCATCTACAACGGCGGCCGGATGCCGTACCTGCTCAACTTCGAGGACGTTGCCGGGCTGCTCTCGACGAGCGATTCGGGCACCTTCACGAAGACACACAAGATCGCCGTCAAGATCGCAGGAGACGCGACTGCGTACTACCTGGAGCTCGGCACGATCGCCTAGTCACCGAAGGGGGGCACTCCCGGCATGGACATAACCGACAGCGGTGGGCCGCTGACAGTGGAAGCTCTCACGGCCCGCCGCACAGACCTGTTGCTCGGCGTCATGGAGGCATCCGAACGCGCAGACGCGCTCCGCGATGAGGTTGCCCGAGTCGAGCGCAGCATGATAGCCACACGGGGCGCGATAGCGGAGTGCGAGCGGATGCTCGCGCTTCTTCCACAGGAGGTCACTGATGCTGATTAGCGTGCGCGTGGTCAATCACCCCACCGGCGAGCGTTACCGGGCGGGGCTGCACTTCGACAAGACGGCGCATGAGCACGACGTCACCGCCGAGCAGTACGAGGCCATCGCGGCTGATCCGTACCTGGAGGCCGTGGTGCTCGAAGCGGACGCCGAAGTCGCCGAGCAGCTTGAAGCTCCCGACGCTCCCGAGGTGCCCGAACCCGCCGAGGACGCTCCCGAAGC